ATCTACACCACCAACATCACCAGATTCACCAAAGTCGCCTCCATCATCTCCGCCTTCAGCGCCTTCTTCACCAGAACCAACACCTTCACCAGCATCACGAGCCCAATACCTGTCATTCTCAGCTTTCTCCTCTGGAGTAAGCTTGAATATATTATCCATTATCCACTCAATGTGAAAATAAGGTTTTTCATCTGTTCTCATAACACCTAATAAAGTTCCAACTATTTCTGATTTCTTAGCTAAGTTATTTATCTTCTTCCAATCTTCAAATATTTGATTAGTATAGAAGTCAATATCAACTCTATTAGTAAATACCTCATCCTCTGTTAATTCAGGAAACTCAATTAACATTTGTAATTTAAGTGGCTTAACAATAAGTTCTTTAAAGTTAGCTCTTAATCTACTAATAAAATTGTGAAATTTAATCTCATCTCTAGTCATCTCAGAAGCGTCACCAAAAAGGTTACCACCACCATTTTCACCTTCGAATCTAGATATAGGTATCTTAGAAGCTCTTTTAAGAGACTTATAAAACCAAGATAACATAGTTTCATCATTCAAATCATGACCTTCTGGTGAAACCATCTCCATATTAGGAGTACCAGCATCTCCCTCAGGAAACCATATTTGTTTATTGTAAGGTAAGTGCTTAGCACCATTGATAGTAAGTGTTCCTAGACTATCATCCCACTCAACTTCTTCTGAATAATCATGTATTAACTGACCTATTTGTTCTTCTGCTCTTTGTCTAGACAATCCTTTAATAGGAATTGTAAATTTTTGATAAAGAGTAGCGTTTATAACATTGAACATTATTCTAGTTTGTTCTAATATTTTTAATTGATTATATGGTTTTATCAAACCTTCAACATAAGAAGTTTCTGAATAATCATTCTGTGTTGAATATGATATATAAACTATTTGTGAATCTAAAAATATTCTCCTTAATTGTGGATCCTCTGGAAATTGTATCCATAAGTGTCCAATAGCTGGTTCATAAGCAGGTACTAAAGTTTCTGGTCTCATTCTATTGAAACCAACAATATTCTTTTTCTTATCATCATATATAATCTCAATAGCTATATAACCATCAATAAGGAAATCTCTCATCATATCCCAAGCACTAATACCATCAGAAAATCCATACTTATTGTATATTTTTTCGAAATATTCTTGATACTTATCTCTTACTTCTTGTGGATATTCATTTGATAGTGATTTAGGTGAGCAAAAGGCAACATCATCATTAAAAACAATAGACTCATCCGATATAGTACTCACAAAATCTCTTATTTCATCCTTAATAGAATACTCTCTAAGTATTCTTCTCTTATCACCATATGCTTTATCTAGATAAGGTATTGACTTTCTATTCAAAACAGAAGCCACAGCTCTCTGACTAAAGAAATCATACATCGAATTACCTCTAGCTGAATATGGATCCTCATTTATACCGATACCAACTTGATTTCTGATGATCATATCATCATAGTTCATACCATAATTTGAAAGGTTTCTTAGAATACGACTAAATAGTCCTTTATTCTCAACTGCTGAATTACTAGCAGCGAAGTTAGAATCTGCTCCTGCTGCTCCGTTAAAGTTATTATATGATGGCATATATTAAAATAATTTAAAAATTTAAGTTATATATTAATTTTAACACCTACCTCCTGTAACAAAAAAACACGAGCTAAGACTCGTGTTTTATTATTTCATTTATTTTTTTCTGGTTTTTCTTGACATTCTCCACTATATCTGGATCAAAGAAATCATTACATGATTTTCCAGCTCTAGGTTTAAATAATTTATTCAATTTATTCAACGATTTAATATAATCATCAGAATCAGGACCATATAATCTATCCGAAATATCCTGTAAAATCATCTTATCAACCTTATTAGTAATTGGCTTTTTCATATTTTCTCTTTGCCTCTGTAAGTTAGCAATATCAGACTCACTTGGTCTTTCTATTGTATATTTAATACCCATAGGTTTTACATCACCACTAAGTTCTTTTTTACTTTTTCTGAAAATTCTCATTATTATTATTTTTTAAGTCCATGTGTTAGAACCTCCCGGTCCATACTTCTTCATATTATTTCGTATTCTAGAAACGTGGTTTCTAAGAACACCATACTTCTCCGATATATCATTATTTATATCAAAGAATTCATCTATACTAGCCATCATCATTTCTTTATGTCTCTCATCCCTATTAGCTATCTTAGCATCCCATATTTGTATTAACTTCTTAGGGTCATAAATATTTTTAGGATGTTGTGAATATAAAAATCTTGGTAATAGGTCTAATTCTATTTTATGTACTAATTTAACTCTTGAAGCATCATACTCCACCATAGCATATTCAAAACCCAAATCTCTTAATTTATCATAAACACCTTTATAATCAACTTTTAATAAAGCATCATTCTCAAAGTCTTGTTCACTAACATACTGATCAAATAACAATGTTCTAACCTCAATAGGTATAAAGTTAAAGTTGATAGCAAATATAATAATTTTATTTGAGAATTTCTTATAATCAGATACAAAAACTGGAGAAAATTGCATCCAACTAGAGGTATCTAAATAGTGTATAAAATAAAACCCTCCAGGTTGTATATCAGTAACAGAAACTCCTAGAACCTCCTTAGTAGATTCTTGATATTTATTATAAAAAAATAAAGAATTATTTTTGAAGTTATCCGGAATGCCATTACCATTAACCAATAAATTTATTTTAACTCTTTCTGCTAATTCACCCATCAAGACATTTTTCTTTTATATATAAAAAAAATTATAATCATAATGTTAAACTCGAAACCAAATAATTCTAAATATCATGGTGGTAATTATATACCAAAAAATAAAGATAAAGTGATAAAGTTAAATGCTGAACGTGGACTTTATTATAGGAGTTCTTGGGAAAAGAAAATAATGTTTTGGTTAGATAATAATGATCAAGTAACAATGTGGGGAGCCGAATGTTTAAATATACCTTACCAAATGACACATTTTGAAAATGGAGATGCTAAAGTTAAAAAACATACGTATTATGTAGATTTCTATTATGAAATGAGGGTAAATGGTGTACTAAAACAAGTAGTTGTTGAAGTAAAACCTAAAAAGGAATATAATATGGTAATCGCTCTTAATGCTGGTAAACTTAGTGTTCCTGAAAAAGGAACTAAAAAGTTGAAAAACTTCGAGTATGACTTAAAAATGGCATATAAGAACAAGAATAAATGGGAAACTATGATAAATTGGTGTAATAAAAAGGGTTATGAATTTATTATAATAACAGAAGATCATTTGAAAATGTTTAGTTAAAAAATTTACTCATATTATTTTTAATATATACTTAATAAGTAAAAATAATATTATTATGATAACAAGAGTAGCTCCGTCACCAACAGGACAATTCCACTTAGGAACTTTAAGAACAGCATTGCTAAACTATTTAATGGCTAAAGCTAACAATGGTACTTTCATACTACGTATTGATGACACCGATCAAGAAAGAAATAAACCAGAATGGATAGATTATATCTATGATCAAATGAATAAATTTGGTTTGGATAGTGATATAACATTTAGACAATCAGAAAGATTAGACAGATATAAAGAAGTTGCTGAGAAAATCGGAACGAAAACTGAAAAGGGTTATGTGTTAGATATGGGTGGTTATGAAATGGTTATACTTAGAAATAATGGATTCCCAACCTATAACTTCTCTTCTATATTAGATGATTATGATTATGACGTAACAAATATAGTAAGAGGTGTAGATCATATTTCTAATGAAATAAAACAAAGAATAATATGGAATAAAATTTGTGAGGTTGAGTCTGATAAACAATTTCCAGAAATAACACATGCTGGTCTTTTATTCGAAGGTAATAAAAAACTATCGAAAAGAACTGGTAATGGAACAACAGAGGATTACAAAGAATATAGTAAAGAAGTTTTATTAAATTGGTTAGTAAAATTTGGATGGTCGCATCCGGATCCAAATTTTGACAAAAAACATAAAACATTAAGTATGGATGAAATGATAAACCTTTTTAATGAGGGTAGTATTTCGAATAAAAATTGTAAAATTGATAAAAACAAACTATTATTTTTAAATAAAAAATGGAAAGGTAGATTACCAAGAATTAAGAATTTTAAAAACTTTGATGTATCAGAATCTATTAATATTGAAAAATGGTACGAATTTCAAAACAACCAATGAAAAAAAATTGTAATTAGTGTGGATATAGAAAAAATTGGGTATATATCATTATAGATCCTGAAAATATTTTTATTAAAATGGTAAGTGGGAAATTTCAAAAATCCCAAAACAAATAATACATAGAATAGTTCTGGTTGATTAGTAAAGAAACCAATTGGTACCCATATCCAATATGAAATTTTAGTAAAATAATATATAATATCCAATCTTGACATACCAATTATATCTCTTTCTCTAAATCTCTTATCTAATTGCTTATTCTTAAGCATATGATAAACATTCATAAAAATGAATAAAATAGGTAATATGTAAAATACATTAATCATGATTTATTATAATTTCTTCCATTTTTATTAGATTATTTAACTCATTTTCAAATAATCTAACATTTTTATCTTCATTGATAATATCAAATAAACCATCATCAATAAAAGCCTCTATTGGATCACCAACAATTCTTTCATAGGTATCAGGAACATCACCACTTCTATCTTCATAAGAATCCTTTACATATTTTTTTTGATTATTTAAATCAATGTGTAAAGAGCAACCATCAGGCCGTGATCCTTGACCCCTCTCTGATTCTTCCCATATTTGTAAAATAACTTTATTCATAATTATATTTTATATATGTTTTTTTATATTAAAAAGTAAACAAAGTTTAAAAAAAAAGTAAAAATAAAAATAAAAACAAAAACAAAAACTATTTTTATGCAAAATATTAAATTAGAGTATATATGGTTGGATGGGTCAAATCCACAACAACTAAGAAGTAAAACAAAAGTAATTAAAACAAAGGATTCCTTAAAAGTGGAAGACTACTCAATGTGGTCATTTGATGGAAGTTCAACAAAACAAGCAGAAGCGGGAAAGGGGAAGAATACAGATTGTTTACTAAATCCAGTTTTCATAACTAAGGACCCATTTAGAGGTGACCAAAACAAATTAGTTTTTTGTGAGGTATTAAACCCAGATGGTACACAACACGAAAGTAATCACAGAAACAAACTACAAGAAAAAATCGAAGAACTAGGTATAGACGAAACAATCGAAAAGGATGAATTACCTTGGTTTGGATGGGAACAAGAATACACTTTAACGAAGAAAGATAGAAATCCATTTGGAACGAATGGAGCACTACCATTAGGATTCGAAAAAGGTGAACCAAGACAACAAGGAGATTATTATTGTGGTATAGGATCTGATAGTGTTGTTGGTAGAGGTATAGTTGAAGATCATATGAATATGTGTATAGAAATTGATTTAGACATCTCAGGAGTAAATGCGGAAGTTATGTTAGGCCAATGGGAATATCAAATTGGACCAGTGAAACCACTAAATGGATGTGACCAAATGTGGGTATCTAGATACTTATTAGAAAGGGTAGCTGAAAAATACAATGTTATTGTATCATTACACCCAAAGCCAATGACTGGTGATTGGAATGGATCAGGGTGTCACGTTAACTTCTCAACAAAGGAAATGAGAGAAGAAGGTGGATTATCTTTAATAGATGAAGCTGTTATGAAATTAAAAGAAACTCACAAAGAGCACATGGCAGTATATGGATTAGAGAATGATAAGAGAATGACAGGAGAACATGAAACTTCAACTATACACGAATTTACACACGGTTACAGTACGAGAGACACAAGTATTAGAATACCAGCACAATCAATTGTTGATAAGAAAGGGTATTTTGAAGATAGAAGACCAGCTTCTAATTGTGACCCATACCAAGTTACTGAAAGAATGTTAGAGACGATATTTAGTGAAGTACCAGTTTCAGTATAAATATAATTTATATTAAATAAAAAAACCCACTCATTTATTTGAGTGGGTTTTTTAGTATCTTATTTATTTTCTGTTTTCTTATTTGGTTTCTCTCAAATTCGGAGATCCGACCAAACATGTGAATACCTTTGATGACTTATTACAAAGAGTGAATACCTTGACCATCATTAGAACCCTCTATTGAGATTAATTTTATTTTGTGTTCGTTATCACCTTTTTTCTTATAAAGTTCATTATAACCCTTGGCAATACCTCTCTTGAAGACTTCTGTAAAGTATGCGAAGGCATTAACCGATTTTTCCTCATTGAAGTTGAACCAGTTTTGGAACATATCCAACAACCCACTTTGATAACAATCCATTTTGTCGTCATTTGAGTAGTATCTCATTTTTTTGATTGTTTTTTTAGCTAGAAGTTCTAACATTTTTTCAGCCGATCTGGTTAATCTTCCTTGGGCTTTTGATACGATAATCTCTACATATAAATCTTTATTATTTAAGTACATTTAATTAGCATTTATTTTTTTATAGAACTCTATTTGTTCTTTCATGCTTTCATGTTATAGGACTAAATCATGAAAAGTTTATATAAACAAAAAATCCTCAAATTTCTTTGAGGATTTTTTAATATTTATTTTTTATAATTAAAGTTTAGTTACTTCTTTGAATTGTACTTCTTTAATACCCAATAATTCACCATCAAGATTTACTTTTCTTTTCTCTAGGTTATTAAGAGCTGTTGATAAAACTTCCGATTCACCAATCATTTGTATAGAACCTTTAACCTTTTCAATATTGAAATTGACATCCTCTAATTTAAGAGTGATTTCTCTTTCTTTATCTTCAAGCTTTCTCTTAATGATTAACTCACCATCTAATTTATTTTCATAAAAATATGTCAAATCATAATTAAGTTCATTTCTTACTTCATTAACAAGTTCGATAGCTGATTCATACTTAAAGAATGAATTACCATATCTCTCATCACATCTATATAAGAAAGTAGTGTTTTTATAATTGAATGCAAAACACTCTAAATAAGGGTTGATTAAGTTATTAATCTTTTTAACAACATCCAATTCAACAAATTTATCCATATTATGAGATACCTCAAGTAAAATAGGGTAAAAGTTTTTGTTAACAATAGGAACAATTGGAGATGAGAAAAGACTTTCTAATGTAGTTTCTTCATTTAATTCATCTTCATTAATAAAGATACCACCTTTTTTACTAACAGAAAGACCAATTGTTAGATATTCAGATATTCTGAAATTAACTCTATCTTCACTGATAGTAGCATATTTCATAGCTGATTCAATCATTCTAAGACTTTTTAAGTCTTCTTCATTTTTAACATGGTTTTCTAAAAGTGTTTTTTCAATAACATTTTCTGTAAGTAAGAACCAAGAATCTTTAATTAAAGCGATGTGACCATCTTCAACAGATTCAACAATAGTGAATACTGACTCACCAGAACCACCACTCAATAGGTTATTTCTTTTCTCCGGAGACTTTGTTAAGTTATGAACAAATACTTTAATTTCTGGAACCCAGTCATAAATAGCTAATTCATTCAAAACCTTAGACATTCTATCTTCATCAGATTCTAAATTGATTGTTTGTAAAAGAACATTAATTGGTTGTCTATAAAGCTCTCCTTGGTTTTGGGTATTAAGAACATTATATAAACTTTTTAATTCATATATTAGTTCGTGATTTGACATATCATCGTTTAAACTCTCCAATAGACCCTTCACAGCGCTATCATACGTGAAAGATCTTAATTTCTCATTAAGAGAATTAATTATTGCTTTCTCGGCATGCTCATTACAAGCATTCATATGCCCCTCTACAATAAGTGCAACGTCTTCTTGATCAAGTGAAAGATTTTTCTTGAAGTTAAACAACTCGAGTTTAAGATTCTTCATACTTTAAAATATTATTTTTTTTTCTACTTATTATTATATATTAATAGTAAAAAGTCATTTTTTACCATTTTTATATATTCCTTTAACAGATCGTAAAATATTTACGGAGTGTAAGGATTTCCTGATGATCCATTATTAGGATCTTGTGAATTTGGGTTATTTATTGGTATACTAGATTTTTGTCTAGCTCTTAGTATATTATTAAACCATCTAGTTCTTTTAGGTGTGATATAATAATCAGGATCACCGGAACCATTAGGATTTTGAATGTATGTATAATTACCAGTAGCACCATATGGTGTAGTACCAGTATTAATATTAGGATCTAGACCACCAATATAATCATAAGGAGAATTCGGTACGTTATTAGTAC